ATCATTAAATTGTGCAATATTATCTGCTACAGAAACTGTAATATCTTCAGGTATAGTAAATGAATAACTTTGCGATCCAAATGGACTAGTATTACATATAATACCTTTTTTTAAAGTTAAAGTTACTGGTTGATTGGTAAAATTACTAGTATCAACAAAAAATGATATCACTGCTCTTGCAGATTTTCTTGATCTTGGAACATATCCAATATTCCTTGCAAGAGAAATGACATTCTCTCTTAAAGTTGCACTATCAAAAAATACTTCATTTGATACCATATTGGCATTATATGAAGTAATATACGTATTATATGCAAGAACATCTATAATCGTTGATAGATTAGAACCTTCAAAATCATAATCAGTAAAAGTTGAATTCGATCTAAGATAATCTTTAATCGAAACTTTTATTTGGTCAAAATCTAAATTAGCAAAATTTACTAGGGACATTATCGTGTTGGTTGTAAGGCATATGACAATTGTTGAGGCAATACATCAATTCCAATAATATTATAATTTATAATTGCTTCAAATTCTCCAGAATCATAATTTGGAATTATAGAAACAAAATTAAGACTAACTCTTGGCTCATAATTTTTAATTAATAATTCAATTTCAGTCTTAATTGAAGATGCTGTAAGAGTATCAACATTTTCAAAAAGGAGTGCGGTTACATCAGAACCAAGATTTGGTCTAAAAAACTTTTCTCCTTTTTGCGTATGTACTAAATTACGAATAGAACGAGCAATAGCAGTCTCATTTTTAATTGCAATAATATCAGTGGTCAATGGATTGACCTGAAATGAGGCGCTAATGTCTTTAAAAGCTTTACTTATCCGTTCTACCGGCATTATAATTTAAGAAATTAGGAATCTGTTTTATTTATTACTAATAATTAACTAAAATTCAGCTAGAGGGACAGATTCTCCTTCAGTATCATCATGATCCCAACCTTCAATGTCTAAAATTGGGTCATAAATCTCTTTTTGGACTCCTAAATCACGTTTTTTAGGTGTTAAATCATCATTTGAGATTTCCCTAAGGAATTTTTTATCGTGATTTGTCATGTTTTTAATTTTTTTCATATATTATTAGTTATATGCATAAAAAAAGAGCATTTTACTGCTCCTTAAATATTATTTTTTATTTACCTTGCCCTCGATATAACTTTTTTTTGTGATTTCGAGAGGTGGACGCATATTTTGTGTGTTTACCTGTCCCTTGACGTGATTTTTTTGGTGTTGATTCAATTTTTCCTTCAATATTACTATAAAGTGCCATTAATTTTTAGGTTCCTCCTTAATTATAGGTTCAAATACAAGATTCATAATATCTTCTGCGGTAATACTTCCTTTTTTATTGAAAGTATCAATTCCCCATTGAGTAATAGTGTGATTTTGTTCTTCTGAAGTAAGATTTTCTTTTAATACTTTACCATTACTAACTAAATTATAACGCATTTCTGTTGCTTTTTTAGATTCTTTCTCCTCCCATTCTTTATATTCCTTTTCTTGTTTTTTTATAAAGTTTTGTTGTAATTCTTCTCTTTTTTTATCTTCTTCTATTTTTCTTTCTTCTATTCTTACTTGTCTTTCTGCTTCTATAAAAGGATCTGAAGAATTACAACCTTTACATGAATTATCAGTCATAAGTTTAAATTAATTAGTTTTTCTTTTACTGATTCTGAAGTGGCACGTATTCGATAACTAACATTATCTCTACGAGACAATTCGGTAAGGATCTCAGCAGAAAGATCCCATAATTCCGAACTTGCCCTATATTTAATAGGCCAATGAGTTTTTTCGTTTGAAAGTTTTCTCATTGCTATTTATTAAATAACGCGAGTTTTTTCGTGCCCTACTCTAATACGAGGATCGCACCAAATCTCAAACCCTTCCTCTTTAGCATCTAAACAGAAACTAACATCTTCCCCACACATATCTTGCACATTACCAGACTCAAATACTTGCATCTTTGGTGCAAACCATGGATACTCAAGATTCTCAAATACTCCATTCTTAATCATTACCCACCCAAATCCAGTGTAATCAACCGTAAATGGCTTCTTACGCTTACTCATTGATTCGCATGTTTCATGATTCATAACTCCACCATTCTTGCGGAAATCATCTTCCTCTAACCAGTGTGCAACTGACGTGGTTTGTCCGTCCTCAGTAGCATACCAGCCACCTACAATTTCATTCTCTGCTTGCTCTACTCCTGCACTATCTGGTCCAGGTACTGCTAAATCACATAATTGCCAGAACTTCTCTGTATTAAAGACAATATCCGAGTCAATCCATAGTTGATAATCATACTCTAATTTACCATCCCAAGGTATTTGCTTTGGTCCTCGTAGTACATTAGCACCTAAACACTTACAACGTGCAAAGTTAACCATACTACTATAATCTTGACTGATCTGAATACTCATTCCATTTTGTACCATGTCAAAACATAATTGTACAAAATTCTTTAGGAATATAAATGAACATCCCCTTCCAGGTAAACAAAATACAATTGTTTTACCTTTCATTCTTGCTTTAATAGCTTCAATGTCCCATTCTGCCTCTTTAGGCTTGGGTGTGTTTGCTTTAACTGTAAATCCTTTTGCCATAGTTTTAATAAACCTTCAGTTCAATTATATCAGTTTATTTATTACTTGTCAATTATATTTTCTGCTGCATTATCTTCGGGTTTCACTAATATGATGGACCCCCACTTGGTTCCTTATATCCTTCTTCATTATATCCATTCCCTTTCTTATCTACTACAATTCTTTCATAATTTAAATCTTTTAATTCATAATCTGTCTTTATTAATTCTAACATATTCTGTAACATATCCCATTTCTCATCAAATTCTTTTTTATTTAATGAATGATATAAACATTTCTCCTTTGCATATATGTGATATTGATACTCCCTAATTGCCATATTCCTCCTTAAGATACACATGCATTATATATCAATACAATACAAATTCCCAGGGGTATTAATACAATCTTACCCATTGTCTTTGGATATCTGATTAACCATCCTGCAAGAACTACTTTCCAAAAATTCCAATAGGGGCGCTTTTTCATCTTGGAGATTTTTTATATACTAGGGAAATTTTTTTTTGTTTTTATATTGATAGCTCGTTTTGTCACCTCTGTAGGTTAGGGTAGTTTGCTTTTTTAAGCTTAAGGGGGCAACGCCGGGCGGACGCTAACATCAACGCGCATAAGGACTGCCCGATCACGCATATACTTAACTGCTAAATCACGAATACACTAACACTTAAGAGTATAACATAAAACCCCCTCACTGTCAAGCAAGGGGGTAAAGTATACAAGCAAAGGTTAACAATCAGTCTTCGTTAATTACCTCTAGGAGATTATCAATATACTCAAGCAATTCAACGCCATTGTTACACTGCTCAAGGGCAAAGAACACGACTTCGTTGTCAATCATAATCATAAATGTGTGTAAGTTAAGTGAGTGTCTTTAAGGCGCATCTCATTCCTTTTAAGTGTTAGTCAGTCTTATGCAATCTGGTCTTAGAGTTCATCAATCATCTCATCCAATTCTGCAAGGTCTAACTCCGGACTGGCATACTTTGCGCCGTCCGGTGTTGCACTAGAAGCAAAACCCATACGCTCTACAAAGTTAAGATAGGAATAACATTTACGTGCTTCTCTATACAAACCTTCGTCATTTCCTATCCATAGAGCAACATTCCAAGTTTCCCAATTTGTCCATCCGTTGTAAGTTTGATCAGTCATGTGTGGTTGGTTGGGTGTCTACACTATAGCAACACTTTACCCGTCCCCCCTTATAGTAACTAACCCTTGACAAATTTACACTTAAGTGCTACAATCTGTGATGGGGTTTGTGTTAGTGAGGGAGTGTCAATGTGCCTGTGGAAAAATAGTTATCCACAGGTAATCTGTCCCCTGTGAGTGTTAGTGCCTGTGGAAAAGTAGTTATCCACAGGTGTTACCAAACGTCAGGAGTTGACAGTTCTTCGACATATGCTTCGACTGACTCATTGTCATCCAGAGCAAACACTTTATCCCAGTTAACTTGATGCGGGTTAAAGTCACCTAGAACCTCTAAATCCAACGTTATTCTATACCTACTCTTCTGCGCGTTAAGATAAGAAACCGACATGAGATTGCTCCGTTTGGGTGACTGTTACCATTATAGGATCACTGTGAGTATTTGTCAATATGTGTCAGTTATTTATGTGTCTTTGTTACAACTTTGGGTGGGGGGATTTGGTAAAAAAGTGTTACGGGGGGTTGACAAAAGAGCAAGAGAGTGTTATACTAACCTCTCTAAGATAACAACACCTGAGAGGATTTAAAGAGATACAAATAACAACACCTGAGCACATTTAAAGACACATAGATTGC